TTCCATTAAATATTTTGAATATTATTAGATATATCTTGCAGTCCCTCACTAATAGGTTGTTGTAAAGATTCATCAATAACTTGTTCTAAAACTTCATTAGCAGGTTCTTCTAAAGAAATATCACTATTTACTCCAGGTGAACCTATTTGAATACTAGTTTCACGAGGAGAACCAACTACCAACGGCTTTCTGATTTTTTTCAAACTCTTCGAATATTCTAATTTTTTATCTGTTTCTTTATTTCGTTGGTCTTGATATTTTTCTATTTCTTGATTTTCTTTTCCAAATTCTTCTTCTATATCTTCTTTATGATTCTCAAGTGTAGTATACACTTGATCCATTAAATCCAATTCATCTGCAGATGAACCATTCGGTGTACGATCTTTTAAACTATGCTTTATATGGGCCAACATATCTATCTTCAATTCACGTTTTAGTAAATTACTTTGCTCACATATTTTTGCATATTGATTGTATTTTTTATTTAAATATGCAATACCAGGTTCTCCTCGATCACCTTTTCCAACAGCCAAAGTTTTGTAAATATCTATCGCTAAAGCATAAAACTCTTTTGATTGTTTTAATTCTAAATCCATACTTGCTTGGATACCCATATACAATTCTATTGAACCCATTATACCCATTATCATACCTATTATACAAGTTATACCTGATACAATTGTTTGATCTAATAAAGGCTGTAATCCTACAGAAGCTGTGGAATTTATTGAAGCTAAAACAATAATTGGAATGCGAAAATATTTTCCATAAGACTTAAAATGAAAATATCGACGTCTATGGTATTCACATAAATTAACGCAATTTACACGCAACTTTTCTAAAATATCTTCCACTTCTTGAGTCCATATATCTAAATGCAATTGATTTGACATTATATATATTAGATATCTTTTTTAAAAAATTGATCATATTTTTTATTTATTTTTAAACGCAACTATACAAAATCAAAATGGAATTTGCATATAAATTACCCAATTTAGTTAAAGGAACTATTTTAAAAAGACCATCTGCTAATTGTAAAACGCCATATGTTGCAGATGTCTTCATAGAAGAAAATGACGAAACTGTATTGGCACATACTCCTGCATTGGGATGTTGTGGATTATCTGATACATCTAGTAATGTACTTATGACACCTGTTGTATCAAAAAAAAATGTATGCTCTTATCGTGTAGATCTTTCTATTTTATACGAACCTAAAATTCAAACAAATATTGTTGTTGGAATTAATCCTAAATTGGCAGAAACATTAGTTGAAAATGTACTCAAACAAAATCAAATGGGATTCTTAAAAGACTTAATATCATTCAAACGCGAAGTTACTATTGAAGGTACTCATTCACGTTTCGATTTTGTTGGTATCGATTCTTCAGGAAAACCATTCGTTATGGAAGTTAAAAATGTACCTTTGGCTGATTATGTCGATTGTTCTTCTAAAGAACGCAAAAAAATGGATATGACCGTTTTTGATCAAACCCCATGGAATAAAAAAATATCATATTTTCCAGATGGGTACAGAAAAAATGTTAAAGAACCTGTTAGTCCAAGAGCTTTAAAACACTTATATGATTTGGTATCTATTACTAAATCATACAGAACTATTATGTGCTATGTTATCCAGAGAGAAGATGTAGCTACATTCCAACCTAGTGTTATTGATGCCACTTATAGAAATGCATTCTATGAATGTCAAGAAAAAGGTGTAGAAATGCATGCTATACAATTTAGATGGGACAAATTAGGCTTTTGTCAACTAATATGTGATGATTTACCTATTTCTTAGATTTGGTCTTGCGTCGCAACTTCTTTTTGGTTTTATTCATCTTTCGTGTGTATTTCCTTTTGCGGATTTTTTTATTTCCTCCCCATGCTCCTTCTGAAGAATCAAAAAATTCGTGAATAAATTCATCTATTTGTTCTGGGTTATAATTTTTACTATTAAAATTTATTTCTTCTTGTCTATTACGTTGAGTTTCTAATGTAGGAGAGGTTACTTCATTTGTTATAGCAGGATGTTGTTGTTCAGGTTGTCCAGGTTCTTCAGTTGGAGCATCTTTAATATATTGTGTTGGATTTGTTAATAAATGAACTATATGACTACCTGTAAAACCTAATCTCCATAATATATCCCTTGACATATATGAACTTTGTAACAAACTAAAACTAGCAAATACAAATGTCTTCGTATATGTTTTAGGAAAAAATGTATTCAATAACAATACATTACTAAATAATAATCCATTAATACCAGTTATTATATTAGTAAATGCTGAATTATATTCATGATTAGTATTTTTTAACATTCTTTTGAATTCGTTTTTTCTAGTAATATATTCTATTTCAAGTTCATCCTGGAAATCTTGATTCATATTATCTATTGTATGATCACGTGTAAGTCCTGTTAAAAACCCATTAATACATCCAAAATAATTATCCGAACATGATTCAAATACATCATTTGAGGCACTAGATGCAGATGAATATACTATATCTTTTAATCTTTCATATAAAGTACTATCATTTTGCATTTTTTGAATCATATCAATAAATTTTCCAGCAATTGCTTCATGCATTATTTTAAAAAATGTAAAAATATAAGAAATAAAATTTTTATCTTGTTCAGTATTTTCATCTTCCTCAGGTGGGAATATACCCAAATATGTTTCACGTGCTTGTATAATTCTATCAATTTGAAAACACAATAATCTATATGATTCCAACAATAAAAAAATAAAATAAATCATCAAAATCATTATACCTATCAATTTTAGAATTCTACGTAATGTAAATTTTGATTCTCTATATTCAGTCATTCTATTTTCATCTTCTGGGTCTCCACCTCTACGTTTACGAAAACCGGTGTCCCAATCACTTTGTACTGCTTTTTCATCTAGATTCGCTTGATGTTTATTGAATTTATCTATTATTTCATATTTTTCATTTATACTATCCTCCATCTTGGAATAAACTATATCAAATAAATTAATAAATGCTTTTTTTGGAGATTTTTGAAAAAATGTGTTACCAACAAATTTACTTTTTAATTTTTTTTTAAAATCTGAATTATCAGGTTGAAGTTGGGTTCCAAATAAAGTTGAAATATGAATTAACAATTCTTTATTAATACCAGAAGATTTTATCTCACGTTCGTATTTTCGGACTATTTCTGGTGGTATTTTTTTAACAGATTTCTCTACAATAGGTTGGAGATCTTTGAACTTTTTATAATTTTCTTTGTTAGAAAATCCACCTGATTTTGATACACCCATACAACGATTAATAAAAACTCTATAACCAAAAGAATGAATTAATATAACATCACGTAATATACTATATTCTATTAATTTTTCTGTATCCATAACATTGTTACCAAACTCTAAATGATCTTTAATTTTTTGTTTAAGACCTTCATAATAATTATTTGCTTTTTTCAATTGTTGAGAAGTATCTATTACAAAATCTTTCTCAATTTTAATTGAAACATCTTTTTTTAATATGTTTTCATCCTTAATTTTAAATTCTTCTTTTAATTCCATTATTTGTGAATCACTTAATGATATATTATTCAAAGTAACAATATCACCACCTTTCATAATGTGTCTATACAGTATATTTAGAAATATTTATTGTTTTTATATAATATAATTGTATTGATATAATATAAGTTAATGACAAGTATTACTAAAGCTACAGGAGATTATAGTATTTCTATTGGATATGGTTCTAGTTCTACTGGACATAATGGAATTTCACTAGGATACCAAAGTAATGAAACTGACGATAAATCTATTTCTATCGGTTATAAAGCAGATGCTGGAAGAATTCCCGGACATATTTGGTATTCACCCACTTCAGATGATAATTCTTCTTGGAGTTGTATTACACACAATCAATCTGATGTTGGAGATTTATCAGGAACACCCATTTTTGTTGTAACAGCGTCTTCAACTAATTCATACAGTATAATGACAAGTCCAGATGGAGAAACATGGACTGGACGTAATACAGCAGGAGATGGTAAAAGTTGGTCTTCAATTATAGCTGACACTCCAACTACAGGCGATTTAAGTCATAATTTATTATTTATTGCAGTAGGTCCAACAGGTTCTAATACAAGTGCTATGACCAGTCAAGATGGTATTAATTGGACATTAAGAAATACTACTGATAAAGATTGGCGCTCAATTACTTCAGGAATTCCCACTATAGGAGATTTAAGTAATAATACATTATTTGTTGCCGTTTGTAATTCAGGATCAAATCGTATAATGACCAGCCAAAATGGATATGATTGGCAAACAAGAACAACTGATATAAACTGTGACTGGCGTTCCATTACTTCAGGAATTCCTGTAGTTGGGGATTCCAGTAATAATACTCTATTTGTTGCCGTAAGTTATGATTCATACATAATGACCAGTCAAAATGGAATTAATTGGGACATATCTGATAATCCAACCGGTAACTCTCTTCAAACTACTAGTATATGTGTAGGAACACCTAATATTGGTAGTTATGCTAATCAACCTTTATTTGTTTCTGTTGGATATGCTAATGTTAATGGTGTAGTTATGATCAGTAATGATGGATTTTATTGGATTTCAATAATTACTGGAGACGGCGATGGACATAATTGGGAAAGTGTTACTGCTGGTATGGTAAATGGTGTTACACTATTTACAGCGGTTTCAAGTAACGGAACCGGAGATCGTGTTATGACAAGTTATGATGGAATTAATTGGGTAGTCGGATCTAATACACCTGATAATACATGGACCAGTATATTTTCTGGTATTCCTACTACAGGTACTTATACAAATGAACAATTATTTGTTGCTGTCAGTAGCGATGGAACAAATAGAGTAATGGTATCTAATATGATGTGTAAAAACAGTATTGCTATTGGAACTGATAGTTTAACTGGAGGAGAAAATAGTATTGCTTTAGGAAATGCATCTACTACTGGAAAATATCATAATTCGATAGCTATCGGAAATTCAGCAACAGTTGAATCTCATAATTCTATTGTTATTGGTAATGGAACACAAAATGTAGGTATTGGAACTACAACTCCTCATAATAAATTAACAGTTAGTGGAGGGGCAATACAAATATCACCGGATGGTACATATTATACAGGCTCTACTAATTTTGCGATATATTCTAACAATAATTTGTTAAATATAAATCCAAGAAACTCTACCGGTGAATATAATAATATAGCTGGTATTAAAATGACTAGTCAGGGCGCTGTTAGTAATTCAGGCGAAATTACAGCTCCTTCATTCAACGCTACGTCTGATTTTCGTCTCAAAAAAGATATTAACAATTTATCTAATGTATTAGAAAATGTCTGCAAATTACAAGGTGTTGAATTTGTAAGAACCGATGATGAAACTGAAAGAAAGCAAATCGGGTTTATTGCTCAAAATGTCGAAAAAATATTTCCTCAATTAGTTCAAACAGATGATTCTGAAGAAAAATATAAAAGTGTTTCTTATGCAAATACTTGCGCAATCTTAGTTGAAGCCATCAAAGAAATTCGTTATGAAATGAATTCTGAAATTAAATCATTAAAAGATGAAATTCATTCATTAAAACAACAATTAAACAAAATTTAGGTATTGTATTATGTTTATAAAAAAATAATAAATTATTATTGTATATATTAATGTCAATCACTAAAGCTATTGCAGATTATAGTATTGCAGTTGGATATAATTCTTCTACTAGAGGTAAATATGGTATATCGTTAGGAACACAAAGTGAACAATTTGATGATGGTTCGATTTCGATTGGACACAATTCTGATGCTGGATTAACATTAGGAACTTCTACTTGGACAGAACAAACCAGTGATACTAACGGCGGTTACTTAACAATTGTATGTGACACACCAACAATAGGAGCATATTCAGGTTCACCACTATGGATTGCCATCTCTTATACAAATAGTATTATTACAAGTGTTGATGGAGAAACTTGGAATGTTCACAGCACAGCAGGCGATGGATATGATTGGCGTGGTACTACATCAGCAGTTCCAACAGTCGGTGATTTAAGTAATAATATGTTATTTGTTGCTGTAGGAAGATCAGGTACCTTACAAAGAGCTATGACCAGTCAAGACGGTGTTAATTGGACACTACAAACCACAAACAATAATGAATGGAGAGCTATAACACACGGAGTTCCTAGTGATGGAGATTTAAGTAATAATATGTTATTTGTTGCTGTAGCAACTAATGGAACAAACAATCGTGTAATGACCAGTCAAGATTGTATTACTTGGACCACACAAGATACAACCAATATGGATTATGATTGGCGAGGCATTACATCAGGTATTCCTTCTACTGGTAACCACTCCGGAAAAACATTATTTTCTGCTGTTAGTTATGATGGTTACTTAATGACAAGTGAAGATGCTATTAACTGGACATTACAATCTGATCCTACCGGTAATGGTCTAACTTTTTGGAGTATTTGTACAGGAACTCCAAATACAGGTATTTATGCAAATCAAATATTATTTGTTTCTGTTGGAAATGCCAACTCATCTGGAGTAGTAATGGTAAGTAATGATGGTTATACATGGAATCAACATACAACACCAGGAGATTCAAATAATTGGCTACACGTATCATCCCATACAAAAAATGGTATTACAATATTTATTGCAACCGCTAATACCGGAAGTTCAAATAGAATTATGACCAGTTATGATGGATATACTTGGAATACAGAAACAACAGGAAACTACGATTATAGATGCATCGCTTCTGGAATACCCTCTTCAGGAACTTATTCTGGTGAAACATTAATTGTAGTTGCACAACACACAGGATCGGGTACATCAAGAATTACTACTTCGAATCTTTCTTCTAAAAATAGTATTGCTATTGGAACAAATGCAACCACCGGAGGAGAAAATTGTGTTGCTATTGGATATGGAGCAAATGCTCCAAATTCCAATACGATTATTTTAGGAAATGGATCACAAAAAGTAGGTATTGGGAC